GAGATGGTAGAACAGGTGGGTCTTCAGGAAGTGGTGGAAACGGTGGTGCTAGTGGTGGACAAAGTGGAAATAGTCCAGGGAGTGGTACAGGGAGTGCACCTGCAAACAGTGGAAGTGGAACTGGCGGAAGAGGAGTTGACCCTAACGCAGGGACTTCTGGAACAGGAGGATCTGGAGCAGTTGTAATAAGATACAAATTCCAGTAATATAAAGTATGGCGCATTTTGCAAAAATAGATCCTGATACAAATTTAGTTTTAACAGTTAACACTGTTAATAACTCAGATTGTGTTGATTCAAATGGTGTTGAACAAGAATCTATTGGTCAAGCTTTTTTAGAAAAAAATGGTAATTGGCCAGCTGCTTACTGGATTAAAACTTCTTATAATACTAAATTAAATCAATATTGGATAAATGATGGTGTTGATTTAGGACCAGATCAATCAAAAGCATTTAGAGGAAATTTTGCAGGGATAGGTTATGAGTGGGATTCTACAAATCAAATTTTTTGGCCAGAAAAACCTTTTCCTTCTTGGGTTAAAAATATTTCTACGGCTCAATGGGAGTCTCCTGTTGGACCAAAACCTAGTCTAACCTCTGAACAAACAAATAGCACAACCCATGATTATATACGACAATGGAATGAAAGCACTACATCTTGGGATATAATAGAAACTCCAAAACAACCAGCCCTTACATCAGAACAAGAAGCGGCAGGACAATATTACGATTATAATTCAGATAATAATAGTTGGGAGTTGCAAACCCCATAAAATTATATATAGTGGTATGTGGTATGCACAAGAAAGTATTAAGTGAATTAAATTTTTATTATGGCGATGTTAAAATGCCAAAAGGATTTGAAATCGATAGGGTGTCTTTAGCTATTGATATTTTTAAATCTGAAATCTGTAAAATGGATTTTAATTTTTCTAGACCTTTTGACATGTTAAATAAGTACATCATACAATATTTTTACTTAAATTTTAAAAAACAAATTTTTAATACTTCATATTTTGGTAATATTTATTATCCAAATGAATCCTCTTTTCCTATTTTAAAATCAAAAGATTGTGACTATGTGATGTTATACTGTATTAAAATAGAACCAGATTCTTGTTATTTAAGAATATTTTATGATGATAATAACAACAAAGATAATTGGTGGGATATATCTCTTGAAGACAATAAATTTGTTATGATTCCAAGTTGTTTGGATTATTTTATTTCACATAATAAAAGTGACGATATGAATATTATTTTAACCATTAAATATACAGGTTCATAATGAATTTAAATAATTATTATTGGTGTTTTAAATCTGTTTTGACTCCTCGTTTTTGTGATGATGTTATTAATTATGCTAATTCACAAAAAGAAGTAATGGCTAGAACTGGTGATTTTGTAGATAGAAAATTAAATAAAGAAGAAGTTAAAAATTTACAACGTAAAAGAAAATCAGATTTAGTATGGTTAAACGATGCTTGGATATATAAAGAGGTAATACCCTATGTTAAAAAAGCTAATATAAATGCGGGTTGGAATTTTGAATGGGATGAATCTGAGCATTTTCAATTTACAAAATATAAACTAAATCAATTTTATGATTGGCATTGTGATAGTTTTAACAAAACAAATGAAAATGGTAAAATTAGAAAATTGTCTGTGACTTGTCAATTATCTGATCAAAAAGATTATAAGGGTGGAGAGTTAGAGTTTGATTTTAGAAACTACGATCCTTACATGAGAGACGAATCGAAACACATACAACAAGCTAAAAATATTTTAACAAAAGGTTCTATTATTGTTTTTCCCTCTTTTGTTTGGCACAGAGTTAAACCTGTAACAGAGGGCACTAGATATTCTTTAGTATTATGGAACTTAGGAAAACCTTATAAATAAAATGAACAAAGAAGAACATTTTAAAACACCTATTTGGTGGGAAGAAAAACCAGACTTTGTTAAATCACTTAACAAAGCATCTGATAAATATATTAGAGAGGCTAGAAAAAGAAATAAAAAAATTATAAAAGAGACAGGTGACTTTGGAATAAGTCATCACTCAACACAATTACTCGTTGATACTTCCTTTTGGGATTTTAGAAAATATGTAGGTTCAAAATCTTATGATTTTTTAGATGAACATGGATATGATATGAAATCATATGATTTAGTATTCTCTGAAATGTGGGTTCAAGAATTTGCTAAAAAAGGGGGTGGGCATCACAATGCACATATACATTGGAATCAACACGTATCAGGTTTTTATTTTTTAAAAGCTAGTGAAAAAACATCTTGTCCAGTATTTCATGAACCAAAGACAGGCGCACGTTGCACAAAATTAAAAATGAAACCAGAGTTAATTAATAGTTTAAAGAATGGTATAGAGTTGTTAAACTTTGTTGCAAAACCCGGAGTCTTAATAATATTTCCTGGTTATTTAGAACATGAATTTTCAGTTGATCATGGTAAAGAACCATTTAGATTTATTCATTGGAATATGACGGCATTTCCAAAAGGGATTATAAATAATGGTTAAGGTAGTTGATAATTTTTTAGACAAAGAGTATTTCAAAGAAATACAAGACATAATGCTTGGAGGTCAATTTCCTTGGTTTTATAACCCATATATAACTGATGATAAAGATCAAAAAGATAAATACTATTTTACACACAATTTTTATGACAGTAAATTATATGTAAACAGTAATTACTTTAATCTACTTATAAAATTTTTAAATCAAATAGGTAGTAAAAGTCTTATTAGAGTTAAGGGTAATTTATATTTAAGTAAGGGTAAAAAAGAGACGCATAGATTTCATAAAGATTTTTCTTATAAACATAAAGCATGTCTTTTGTATGTAAACGACAACAATGGTTTAACTTATTTTAATAAAAAAGAAGTAAAACCTAAAGCTAATAGAATAGTATTTTTTGATCCTAGTAAAGATCATGCAAGTAGTTTACCCACGGATGATAATAGAAGAATAAATATTAATGTTAACTATTTTTAAAAAATGATTAAAGAACATAAATTTGCGGATAAAACTTTTATAGGAGGATGGTATATTTCTGAAAAGTTGTGTGATGCAATAATAAAATATTATGATGATAACGAACCTAATTGGAAACAAGGAGTAGTATACTCTGATGGTACTTCTTTAACTGTAAATAAAGAATCAAAAGATTCTACAGATTTACATATTAGCCCAATTTGTGAGGATGAACCAATTGTTACATATAGGGAGCAACTTGATAAAATGATATCTTTATATGAAAAAAAATATCCTCAACTTTCATGTTATGAACCTTACAATGTTAATGAGTGGTATAACATTCAAAAATATAAACCAAAAGGTGGTTTTAAAAATTGGCATTGTGAAAGAAATTCTAGAACTCTTTCATCAAGAGTTTTAGTTTTTGCAACTTATTTATATGATATAAAAAATGGTGGGACGGAGTTTAAATATTTAAATACGACTGTGCCTTCAAAAAAAGGATTAACTGTTTTATTTCCAACAGACTTTACACACACCCACAGAAGTCAGATATGCAACGAGAAAAAAATGTTACTTACAGGATGGTTAGGATTTACCAATGAGTTTTAAAAAAAATAAATATTTAGTTATTAGAAATGTAATTAACAAAGATCTTGCTGCCTTTCTTGCAAATTATTTTGTCATTAAGAAACAAGTATATGACACGTGTTTAAAAGCAAGATACATTTCTCCTTTTGAAAATGCTTTTGGTAGTTACGAAAAAGGTAATCAACAAGTCCCTGATACGTATGCTCACTATAGTGATATTGCCTTTGAAACATTAATGTTAAAAGTGCAACCCATTATGGAAAAAGAAACTAAATTAAAATTAAACCCTGCTTATACATATGCTAGAGTTTACAAAAAAGGTGATGTTCTTGAAAGACATAAAGATAGATTTAGTTGTGAAATATCCACAACTATGAACATAGGAGGAGACCCTTGGCCTATATATTTAGAGCCATCTGGTGATGTAAATAAAAAAGGTGTTAAAGTAAATTTAAATCCAGGTGATATGTTAATATATAGAGGTTGTGATCTAGAGCATTGGAGAGAGGAGTTTAAAGGCGAGGAGTGTGTTCAAGCTTTTTTACATTATAACGACATAAATACAGAGGGGGCAGATAAAAATATATTTGACCAAAGGCCCCATTTAGGTCTTCCATCTTGGTTTAGAGAGTGATATAGCATTATGATGGAGGCAGTGTACCACCACATACCACGCTGTCTCCTTTATAATGCTACTCGTTGATATTAGCATAATGATATAATATAATAGGGGTCTTATGTTACAAAAAATTGGATTTCAGCCAGGTATAAATAAACAAATCACACCCACAGGAGCAGAGGGTCAATGGGTAGATTGTGATAATGTTAGATTTAGATACGGTATACCTGAAAAAATGGGTGGTTGGAATCAATTAGGAACTTTAAATGAGAATGAATTAACTGGTGCCGGTCGAGGATTGCATCATTTTATAAATAGTCTAGGTAGAAAATATGCGATTATAGGCACTAATAGAATATTATACGCATTCTCAGGAGGTGTATTTTACGACATACACCCCATTCAAACCACAACCACACTTACAAATGCATTCAGCACAACTAACGGATCTCCAACTATAACTATATCCTTTTCTAGTGCCCATAATTTAGTTCCAGGAGACATACTTTTGATGGATAATTTTACAACAATTACAAATTCAAACTTTAGTGCATCTGATTTTGATAATAGAAAATTTATGGTTGTCACTACACCAACTAATATAACAGCAACAATTACAATGGATTCAAATGAAAGTGGCTCTGGTGCTACAACATCTGGAGGTATTAGAATACAAAAATACTACACTGTTGGTCCAGCCGTACAAGCAAAAGGTTTTGGTTGGGGTCTAGGATCTTGGGGTGGTGAAGCAGCAGGAGCTATTTCAACAACTCTTAACGGAGCTCTAGGAGATAATGCATTTGGGACTGGAGGATCAGGAACATCTATTACGTTAACAAGTACAACAAACTTTCCATCTTCAGGAACTAATTTTATACAAGTTGGAACAGAAGAGATATCTTACACAGGTGTTTCAGGAAATGATTTAACAGGTATTACAAGAGCTGTTAGAGGAACTACCAGAGCT